GATCACCAACATATGTTATTAGATAAAATGTAGCTGAAGGATCAGTATAATAACCACCATTATAATTGTTATTATCAATCGATGTGCCCGGATAAACGAACGGGGCGTTGCCACCGTTTTCATCATACAGTGTTGTATCATAAAACGGGCCAACAAATCCAGTTTCATTAACTACGCCAGTATTATAAAACAGTACAGTTCTACCTCCTAATGCTGTCACACCGTCGATATTTTTAACATAACTTAACAGCTGACCATTGATTTCATCAAATGGCGTAGTTGATACTACATCAACTAAGTTGTTACCTGGGAAATTATATTCATCCTGTGCGTTTTTATAAGGTACATTAAATGTTACTACACCTCTAGAGGCCCCGTTGTTTTCAACACCAAGTATATTACGTGTTTGTAAATTAGGTTGAGCTGGATCATAGCCGGTTACACCCGGTTTACCTTGTAACCAAAATGCAGTATTCTGATCTACAGTAAATGTATATGTACCGCCACGAATAAAAGTCAATGATGGATTAGTTGAGCCACTTGGATTAACGTCACTTGAAATGTTGTATCCATTTGGCAAATCTGTTACAACATAATCACTGACATTATAAACAATGTCAGTAGCAACTGTTACTGCCGGTGCACCGGTTGGCAACCAGTAATATTGATTAAAGTTGATTACTTTATCCAAATCAACAAACGGATCCCATGAATAAAATTGACTGTTAAACAGTCTGTCGTTATTATCAATGATGCCACCGTTTAATTTTACAGCATCTACTATGCCCGGATAACTAATGAAATCGACTGCTGTTGCTGTGTTTGTTTTTGTAAATACAACAGCAGGATCTAATTGATAGTCAGTGCGTGTTTTTGTAGGTTCAATTACATATTTGTCTTTAGCATTAATACCATATCCAAACTTACTACCAACATAACCTTCAATACGCATCGTATTTGGTTGATCCGTAATTTGATCTAGTGTTGCTCCTAAAAATTGTGCGTTAGTAGGGGTCTGAAATACTTCAGGTAAAAAGTTTAGTGTTCTAATTCTTGTTGCCATATAACTCTCTAATTGTTATTGTATACTTATCTTATTTGTAATTGCACTGGAGTTAAAGCTGCGATGATTACAACGTCATTTGCTGTTGCACCGTTAACAAAAATTTCATAAGGAGCTGATTTGATTTCGTACAAGTCACCAAAGTTCATTGTAGGATCATTTGGAACTAATACAACTGAACTCATTAAATCTCCTAACTGTGCATGTAAATATGCACTTAATTCTGAAAAGTAGAATGTGTCTCCAAAGTTCCAATTATTGATATTAAAATAATTGTTCATAGCAGTTAGGGTTGCACTACGTACTTCACTATCACTTGCATTTGTCATTTGTGACTTGATAACTTTAACTGTACCTTGTAATTGAGGTGTTGCCTTGTGACCAAATAAAGGAACAAATCGAACACTATTTGGTACTACGTTATCAGTCAGCATCTTGTAATCATCTAAACGACCATAAGCTTGTTGCAATTCACTAATTGTAGGGATATCTGGTTTTGGTACTGTATCAGTAGAATCTTGTATATAATTTTGGTAAGCTGTATAGTAAGCTTGTGTTACCAAATACAAATCAATGATGTTTGTAGTTGCCGGATCAATACGTGTAGTGTTATTACTATTATGACGATACTGAAATTGCAATCCTTGGCGTCCTGATTGCATTAGATATTGAGGTTGCGGAGTCATTATATAATATGGTGTTGTCACTGTAGTATCTTGCACTGATATGTAAAACTTGTTTTCATTATATGCATAGAATAACTGACCTAATGGATATTCGTATTTTACAACTTCGATGGTAGTTAAATTAGGATACTGATATACCACTTCACTTGAAGATATCACTTGATAACGTGATAAATTAACCGCATCTTGAATTAGTTCAAAAAATGCGTATATACCAATGTTAGCATTGTTAACTTGATAGCCTGTAACAGTAGTAAAGAAGTCAGGATCTAAAATAATTTCTTTATTGTTTACATCAATACTAGAAACTTCTACTTCAAAGTCATTCACATAACCATCACTTTCAATTGTTTGTCCAACGATGTTTACTTTGACTGGTTTAGCTAAAGCATAGTTATTTCCAGGTTGGGTATTAGTTGATAACATATTAACATAATCTGCTAGAATCTTACCAGTTACTGGATCATATACTAACTTACCTATTTCAAACCAGAATCGTGTGTCAGCTACTGATCCAAAGTAATACTTTAATGATCGGTAATACACTGAGTACATATTGTTACCGGTAGATTGAAAATTCACAAACCAATTATCTTGATTATATGCACCTATAGACCATCTATCCTGTGATGCTAATAATGAATTATTAAATATCAAGCTAAAGCTTTGATTCAATTCCATTCTGGTAATTGCTTCTTGTCTTACTAAAGTAGGTAATGTGTTTTGAAATGCAGGTATAACTTGATTAACGATGGCACCATTTGGCACATACGCATTTAATGAAACTGGACCGATGCCGTTACTAAAATTACCAGTACCGTTATTATATCCATCACCAATAACACTTAATACTGTTGTCCAAAAGAATGTGGTATTGGTTGGGCCTGCAATACCTGCTATCAATCTGTTATTTTGATCAAAGTAATAACCACTTGGAGCAATCACCCGAATCATAGCTCCTGGTGTAATATATTTTACATCATGCGTTGAGTAGGTGCCGATAGCTATTGGTACATCTATTGATCCAGATATATTATAAAAATAACCAGTTACACTATTAGCATCTACTGTACTGGTATTCCAGTATACAGTCCCGTCACCAGATGCAATATTGATATCATACCGTGTGTAATTTTCTAAGTAATACTGTCTTGCTCTAGTATCAGCCAATGCATTAGCCAATGCATCGGTTAAAAACTTAATGATGTCACCGGTATTGTTAATTGTTAATAACAACCAACCATTGTCATTGTTTTGATATAAAGCACCATCGTTTGCAAAACTATTAGTGCTAGAGTATTTTCCGGTAGGGTCAAGTAAGTCTAAATTTTTAGACACACCAACTGAAGTTCGGTTAATAGCTTTACTTTTAATAATTGAACTATATAACGTATATGGGAAATTGTTATAATCTTCGCCATTAACCATTCTGTTTTGAGTATAATATCTTGCAGGGGCACGTTGTTTAATATTTGCTATTGTTTCTCTTGCTTGTGCAGTTGATGCTGGTAATTGTAATTGTAATCCTAATGTAAGTGCTTCTGTTCGACCTGCTCGGCTAATATACTGTATTGTTACTTGAATCCCTTGCATCTCAGTTGGATCAATTGTATAAGTCAATGCATTACCTGCACGAACATATGCTCTAAAAGATCCAACCGGTGCTTCAGAAAATACCCCATCTCCAAATGCATAACTAACTAAATCATTAAAACCTGAAATAACTGAGAAGACTTTTTTAGTTGATGTGGTTGAACTTAGTTGTGCATTTGCATAGACACTCTCAACTTGTTTCCAAAGAGTTCTTCCACCATTAGCGGTGCTTAATTGATATAACCAAGTATCAGTATTATTAACACCTTGAATGTTAATGTTTACTACTTGATTTGAAATTTGTTGTGGTAAATTAAAATCGTAGCTTTGTAATTTTCCTTGTTTAAAATAAAAGAAAAAACCTGTGTTTGGACTACCGTAACCTAATTTGTCATTGCGATATAACATATTAAATCTGCCAGTTGGTGCCGGCGGCAATTCATATACATAATCTTCATTCACGCTGGTAACACTACACAATTCAAAATTCATATTCATTGTATCAACTGTAGAGGTGAACGGTATAACAGGTAAACTGTTTGGTGGAATTTCTATAGCGTATTCACTAGTCAATACACCTAATAATTCTGCTATGTTTCCCGGACGTCCAATTTTTTGACTATTGATTAATGTGGCATTAACAATTGTATTAAACTGTTCTAACCAGCTAATATTAGCCGGATCGTTCCAAACAATTGTTTGATTACCCAAATTAATACCATTAATGTCAGTTAATTGTTCTGTTGTTCTTATACTGGTAACTTTGATAAATCCCTGACCAGTAATGTTTCGTTTTGGGTTGTAGCTGACTAAGTTGGCTAATTTGATAACACTGTCTCTACGTTCAGCAGTGTCAATAAAGTTTTCACGGGTGTTTAAATCATTACGGAAAGCAATACCCTGTCCCATAAATGCAATAACATCCATCAACGCAATAAATTCGCTAGATTCGATGTAATCGTTAAAGGTTTCTGGGTAGTATGCTCGCAGATAGTCAATGAAACTCTTACGTAAAGTCTCATAATCGTAACTTCTGAAGTCAGCCTCACGGAAGGTTTGGTATATTGCCTTCCAATCGTTGACACCGAATATTGATGATTGTCTTGAACTTGTAGCCATAGTTTTTCTCTTTTAAGTATTTATCTTAACTGAAAACCATGGTTTTTTAGGATCTGATTGTTGCTTGATTAGTTTGGTTATTAAAAAATACATTCAATAAAGTAGCTTGATTAAAGGGCGCTACTGCTATTTCTACTTCAAGTAGTATACCATTGTCTTGCACAAACGATTTTACTTTATTAAGAATAAGCCTAGGATCATTTTTTGCTATTTTTCTAATTTCGTTTTCTATATTAAACTGAGTATTTGTATTATTAGGTTCAAATATATAAGACCAAATAGTTGTTCCATAGTCAGGATTACCTACTTTTTGTCCTTTAGGTATATTTAGTGCATTTATAAAATCTTGTATAACTAATGGGGCATCTACTAATCTAAACTTTTTACCAAGAATAATAGGCTGCACAATTCCACCTACGCCACCGTCTACTCCTGGTAATGCTGTGGTAGTTTTAGGTTTGTTAGCATTTATAGTTGAAAAACCGTTATATGTTGACATACTGTATTTATGCAAAGAATTTGTTGAGTTCTGCGCTAGCTATATCTTTTAATTTAAGTTTTTCATCCCAAACATTTCTTAGTACAGCCAATTGCGGGTCTCCTGCAGGTAATGATTGTGATGCTTTTTCATATGCTAATCGAGCTTCACGAGCAGCATCAACCGCTTTGCCCAATGCTATTGCTGCAACGCTTTGTGCGGTTGATTTAGCTAGTATTTCTGATACATTAGTTGTTGCAGCAGTTTCACCCGTTGTTGCAGGATTACCTGAAAAGTTTGGAATTGGTATTTTTGAATTACCAAACACTGATCCTACCAATGATGTTAAACTAGCACGATTAATAGTGTTTATTGCAACTGTTGCTAATTTATTGGGGACAGAACCTCCTGAACTCAGTGAACTAATAGCAGAATTTAGTGCGGCTGCAGCTCCTGCTTGTAGTCCAGCAGAGGCAATTGCTGTTAACGTATTTCCCGGAGATCTTAATTGTGCTAATAACCCAACTGCGATATTTCCCAGTGGCTGTCCTGAAATGACTGATGCAGTAATTTGTCTTATTGCCGAAGATGACTGTGCAGTACCGGGAATAGTATTCAATGCAGCTAACGAATTATTAACTATAGTTGATACTGCTTTTTGTGCACCGGGTAATGCCCCTAAACCAGTAGATATTGAATTTGGTAATATTGAAATAGCGCCGCCGG